ACCACCGCCAATGTAAGCAGATCCATTTGTATTGTTTATGGTTGCATTAAATCCTAATGAAAGTGCCGTTCCACCAATTCCCGGATAAAGATTTACAGTAGTAAATCCAGTACCAACACCACCGCAACCCATAATGTAACCATTATTGACAATGGTAAGTGTGTCGCCAGAAGTTCCACCAGTAAGCGTTAAACCGGCGTTTCCTGTAGAACTTGCCCATAAATAAATACCGCTATTAACTGTAACAGTAATATCGGTAGTGCCTGCAACATATCCACCAATAGAAGTTACATTTAAAGATGCGTCTGCGGTATTGGAGCTAAATGTATAGCTAATAGCAACACGATTGGCAGTTGGACCGGTTCCATGAAAACCATTCATGTCTATAGCACCAGATGAAAATGAAAATGGTCCGGCAGTAGAAGTGTAGTATGTTGTACCACGATAGGAGTTTAGGTTATTTCCACGTCCAAATAATCCATTAATATCACTAATAGATATTGCGCCAGATCCGGGTAAGTATGTTGCCATTATGGTGTTCCGTATGCAGTAATGTTACTAAGTGCAATAAAGTTACCAGAGCTATCCATTGAAGCAATAGTAGTAGAGCCATATTTAAATATTAGATTACCACCAGATTCAGTAATTGAATAGCTACTTAATCCCAATACGCCACTATATCCTGATATGCCACTATAACCAGAATACCCGCTAACAGAAATACCATTAGTTCCATTTGTTCCGCTAATTCCACTATATCCAGAATAACCGCTTTTACCTGAATAGCCTGAATATCCGCTTATTCCGTTAAATCCTGAATAGCCAGAAATGCCAGAATTTCCGCTATAACCAGAAATCCCTGATCCGCTATAACCGCTAATACCAGATCCCGAATAGCCTGATGTACCTATACCGCTGTAACCAGAATACCCAGAAGTTCCAGAAGTTCCAGAATATCCACTAAAACCAGATGTTCCTACACCGCTATATCCAGAAATACCACTATAACCGCTTATGCCAGAATAGCCAGAATATCCTACAAATTGTCCAATATCAGCCCAAGATGTTCCATTCCAAACCCAAAGGTCACCTGTATCTGATGTTACATAAGCATCATTAATTGTATTTCCTGTTGAGGGTAATGCGGCTGAATTTGCAACTGTGCCTTTAATAACAATAGCCGCACCGGGCAAACCGCTATAACCAGAAAAACCACTTATTCCTGATCCAGAATAGCCTGAAATTCCCGATCCTGAATAACCTGATTTTCCGCTATATCCAGAATAACCTGATGCGCCAGAACCACCTGAAAATCCAATTCCGCTATATCCAGAATAGCCTGATGCGCCAGAACCACCTGAAAATCCAATTCCAGAGTATCCAGATTTTCCTGAATAGCCACTTGTGCCACTACCACTATAACCAGAATAACCCGAGGTTTGAAAATCAGGGTATGTTTCGCCTAAATAGACTGTAGTTCCACCTAAAGTAATTCCAGTAGCAAAATTATCATCTAATTCTGATAAAGGAATTGGTGATGTAGCAGAAGCAAAAGTATACGGAACTGACATAAATATTTCCTTTAAACAGGAGTGTACCAACCAATAGGATCACTAAAATTATTTACCCATCCAACAGGAACGCTAGCATCATTTTCCCAAGAAACTGTCCCTGAAGAAATGGTTACTATGTAGTTATATTGAAATGGAAGATTTAATACTTTAGATTCCAAAGCTGAAACAAAAATAGGAGCAATAGCATAATCAGGTATTATAATAGTTATAGTATTATTTGAACTATAAACAACGCTAATTTTATAAGTTTCATCTATAGGAAAATCAATTCCATCAATGCCTAACAAAAATCTTTTAACTCTACGCTTTAACCATTGTGTAGTGTATTGAAAGCCATCACCTTTATAGAAGTTCCAAGTCAAAATACGCTTAAAAACATCATCATCAACAATATAATAGCTATTTGTGCCAGTTGTTACATTTTGTGTATAAGCTGTAGTGTCATAAGGAACTGTGTCATATACACCTAAAGGTGAAAATTGAGCAGGAGAGCCAAGGCTAGGTCTAGTTACACCATAAATGGAATAAGCTGTCCAATCCAATAAAGGAGCTATTTGCTTTGTATAAATAGGCAAATTTAAGTTATTAGTAGCATCTAGCCTAGTTTGTGATTCAGTATTGTAAGCAGTAAAAAAAGCCTGTAAATCTTCGCTATAGGGGTCTTTTGTATATTGCTGGTAAAGGTAGCTTGGAAGCACTTGTGTAAGCATATTAGCCTTGTACTACTGATACCAATGAAGCATTAGTAGAAAAATAGCTTTCAGGATCACCATAAATTAATAAAGTTCCAGAAGTTGGAGCAGTATCTATTCCATTAATTGCCACTACATAGTCAATTTTAGATACTTGACTTGCAGAAATAATGGGTTCTACTGCATTTTGAAAGGCATCTTGCAATTCATAAGTATTAATTGGTTGACCAACAGGAATACTATTAATGTAATCAACAATAGCTGGGGTTGTTAGTTGAGCTACAGCAGTTGGAGATACTAAATTGGTAGAAATAGTATTCCAAGTAATTGTTATATTAACAGTTTGAGAAGGTGGATTTACAAAAATAATGCTATAAATATCTGGATAATCATCAATAGATACAGTTATATTGCGTAAATTAGGCGTTACAACACCGCCACTTGTATAAGTATGACCTGTTGTAGCCACATTAAGCTGAAATGTTTTTTCAGTTAAAACTGTAATGGTGTAATTATTGTTAAACCAAGAAGGAGTTACTCCAGCTATGGTAACCACTTGACCAGTTGCATATCCATGATTTAGGTCTGTAGTTACTACCCCATTAGAAGCAGTAGTAATTCCAGTAACAGCAAGAGTAGAGCCTACCAAATTAGAAATATCTGGAACACTAGCAAAAATGGCATTAGCTACTTGATAAGGATCGCCACCACCACAAATAATTTCCCATTGATTTGTGGCTACTAAACGAACAGAAATAAGTCTAGCTTGTACACCTATAACATTTTGCAGTTGAGCTTTAATAAAAGTAGGGACACCTTGAGCAGTAACCATTCCTGCTTGCATTACTTGAGCTTGATATGAAGCAATTGTTTGGGCTGATAAACCCGGCAATCCATCATCAGGATTAATAACAGTAAGGGTAAACCCTGCTGGTACAGAAGTAATAATTTGCGTAACAGTTCCAGATGGAACAGCCCAAGAACCTTGAACTGTTGCTAAACAATAAAGTGGAGAAGTTTGTCCAGAAGTAGCAATAATTCCACCATCCTGAACTGTATATTGGTAGCTACCATCAGATACAGTAAATCCAATAGGAATAACAAAACCAGCAAGACCTGTAAAAACAACATAAACGGAAGTATTAGAACCTTGACCTTGTTCGACACCATAGACTTGCCCCAATTGATAAAGAATTGAAGGGTTGGCAGTTGCAGGGCTAATAGAGTTAACCAAATCTACAAAAGCTTGGTCTTGTATATACACCGCGCCAGCCGCAGTTGAAGCCATATCTTCTACTAAAGAACCGGGTAAATTAGCTGTTAAGCCCGGTGCTAATACAGTTGCCGCCGCAATCTCAGCATTTAACAAATCTGTTGGCGAAGCTGGTATTGCTCCAGCAGTAGTTATTTGAGCCATGTAATATCCTAAGTAGCAACTGTTGTGCTAATTGTAGTGCCATTAATAAAAATTGCTCTTATATAATATGTAGGGTCAATAGAAATTTGGTCTTTAATTACAGTTAATTGCGAAAAATAAGACGCGTATTGAGATTGAGTACGATTAACCGCAATATCAGGAGCAATTTGACTCATAACTGATTGTTGCGCGGGGATGCCATAGTTCCCGTAAATAGGGCTTTCGCCTTGATTTAAGCGTAAAGTTTGAGCTAAAGTTGCAAGCCAAATATAGCCTGTTTCGGTAACTTCTACCCATTGTTGGGTGTTTGGGTCTACGCCATAAGTTCTCATGTTGGTGTTCCTGTAGTTCCACCACCAGTTTGTACGCCACCATGAGTATGCGTACTTCCGACAGCTTTTCCATTGTTGGTAAGCGTACCTGTACTGTCGTAATTACCAGTTTGTTGAATATCGCCAGTAATTTGCATAGTAGCGCCAGTTCCGCCTGTTATATGGAATCCATTATCACCAGTAATTGATCCATGAACAAGTAAGTTTCCATACATTGTGATTCCAGTATCATTAATAATTACCTGTGTACTTCCTCTAACAACTGTTACTCCAGTAGGAGTTAAAGTAATAACACAATTATTTCCCTCATCTCTAATTACTGCGCCATTGGGGGCGTTAATATTAACTGCATTAGGGTCTACAGACTCCCAATTTTTATTACCAATAGGAACAAATACCAACCCGCCTAAATTAGATGGTTTTCCTAGTGGTGCTTTTCCTTGCCCAAGCCCTGAAATCCCCCCTAATCGAACATCAGCGGATATACAAATACCAAAATCGCCAACTTGTACAGGTATCCGTACATAAGTCGATTCGGCAATTGGGCAAGTAACTGGCGCAAAAGTTTGATTTCCAGCTTTAATTTCAAAGTTTACTGTTACGATTGCGCCGTTTACTTCAGTTACGCGGCAAGGCAAAATCTGACCTAGCCCATTATTAGCCGTTTTAATGTTTGAATTAACAAACTCATTAATCGTTCTGGCAAAAGGTCTTTTTTGTCCGTAGCTCACGATGCTTTACCCGGTATTACACATTCAATAATCGTACACCAAGAGTTGCCGTCAGGTTGACGACTTGAACCTACATGGCGGACTGAATTAACCGAAAACTGTCCGTTAAAGCTAATATCATACCTAACTTGAGCATAACTTCCAGCAGTATTTATAACAGGTAACCCTCTAGGAAAAGACACTAGAGTTCCTACATCTAAATCGGCTCTCATCACCAATTTTGCTTGGACTGTATAAGTATTGATCCAAGTAAGGTTGCCAATAATATCGGTAAAGTCTATTTTTACTATTTCTGCTGGTGGCGTAGTTCCGTCATAAAGTAAAAAGCCCGATGAAGTTGAAGCAATACCGACACCTTGATAGTCTTTGGCGGGATTAATTTGCTTACTTACTTCGTTAATATACTGCGAAAAAGCGTATAAATTATCATATTGTCCTACCTGATCTTCGGTGTATCTTAATTCAGGGCTAATAGTGCCAAGAACGGGTACACCTTTATACGCGGTATTTAATGTTAAGGTAATAGCGTCTTGTAAATTTTGAACTTTAAGCCAGTTACAAGTTAAATTAATATCTTCATTTGGGATATAGTTAGCGGCAGAAACGATTAAATCTAAGCTAGTTTGGTTTCCTTGCCAATTTCCAAAGGCTTGAAAAATAGACCCGTCAATAACTAATCCTGCTTGTTTAGGTTTAGCGTATGGAAGTCCTTTAGACATACCAACATAAACTTTAATACCGCAATAATTTGTGCCAAAAGGGTTTAAATTAAATGCTTGTTGTAAATCAGCGAAATTAACCCCACTAATTTTTATGTACCCATTTTGAGTTGGTTGATGATACCAACCTTGAAATAAGTCTAAATCTACCTGTAATGCCGAACCATTAGCAAAACCAGCCGAAGTTAAGCTAGTAAAGGTAATTGGCTTAAAACTTGTTGCCGTTTGCCCCGTGGGAGGAGTAATAACAATTGTGTAATAGCGCATTTAAGGAGTTATCACAAAAGAGTTACTACTGGCTCTATAGACTAATTTAGAGGTTATGAAATAGCCATATATCAAATCAATATCAAAATCATCGGGCGAGCCTATCAAGGGATTGGTAACAACCAAAGTCCCTGCGGTGTTATATATATTAATGTAATACCTTGGGGAGTACCTATTCCAAGTAATTATCGCGGTGTGTGGTTGTGTATCTAAAGTGCAATTAAATTGAAAATTAGCGTTAATAGCAGGACTAAATTGTATTGAGGTTGGCATTATGTTGACCATCCTAATGCGGGATCATAAGTAGGGGAAATTAAAGAAGAATTTGTCCAGCTAGTAGATGAAGCTAATTGCTGGGTTGAATTTTCAAGTAAAGTTCCTAAAACCGATTGCGCGGCGCTGGCTGTAATTAAAGGTTGGGTAAAGTCCCATTGAAATATAAATTGAACTTGCTTTTCTGAAGGGCTTGAAATATCCCTTAAAGACGTTAATAGGCAGTTTGTATAGGTAAATGCTGGGGTAATAACAGTAAAACTACCGCCACTCAATATGTGCTGATCTAAAGTATATTTAAGCGCGCTTAGAATAGCTTGTTTTAATACATACCCGCCACCATTTTGTGCAGGGCAAATCATTTGTAAGCTAATCTTTAATGGTTGTTGAACAACCGCGTTAGCCGCCGTTTGAAAACTGGCAAAAGGGTATTCCGCTATTTGCCATTCTTCTAAAGTACCGCCGGGTAATGGTCTGTATTGGGCAAAGAACTGCCCTCCTGTCCAACCGGGTAAATCTAAAATTTCAGTTACCGCGGTAATAGGAAGATACCCACCAATACCTTGTGCAATTCCGTTTTGCAGAATAATAGGCGAAACCTGATACGCCGCTTCAAAAACTGTTTTTCCTATTAAACTCATTAATTTCTCCCTGCGGGTAATGCTTGAGCCGTAGCAACGGCATTACCACCAGTATTATTGTTAATTTGAACAATAACCCCTTGATTTTTAGCTAAATAGCCACTTGTTTCAACGGGGAGATGTTTTTTCCATTCTGCACCATGTTCTTGAATATCTTTATTAAGGTTGCCTTCGCCCCAGTTATACGCCGCCAAAGCCTTTTCAGGGTCATTGT